AGGGACGGAATCGACCTCATCCCGCAGGAGGGCCTCCAGGAAAACCTGTGCAAGTGCGAGGCGAATCTTATATTTATTTGCGGACAGGCAACTTCCGGGAAGACGTTCGGCATGATGCTCAAGGGATTAAACGGTGTCGGTAAGTATGGATACACCGGGCGTCTCATCAACGTGCGTAAGTTGGACTCCGCCAAGGGTACGTCCATGCACCGTGACGCCTCATTCGTCTGGGGCGAATTCTCGCATTGCGAAACAACCACCGGAGAACTCCCTACGTTCGCATGGCCAATCTGGAACAACGCTATCCAGATGATTCACGCGAACTTTAATCCGGAGAATCCGAAGGAGTGGGACGAGTTCCAGGAGTACATAAAAAAGCAGCAGGCCGCTTACATCGGAATCGACGAGGCTACGGCCATCGAGCAGTTCAGGATGTTCGCATACATGTTCTCGCGTAACCGTGATGCGTCAGGCGTAGAGCCTTGCATGGTGCTGTCCTTCAACCCGAAATACGGACACTGGACAACCCAGTTCCTCATCACCGGCGGATACATCAACCCGAAGACCTGGTACATCATCCCGGAAATGGATGGCAAAAAGCGCTACTTCTATATCAAGGGTGATGATCCGACGGCGGTTGTCTGGGGAGATTCCAAGGAGGAAGTGGTTGAGGCCGCCCACATCAGAATCAGCGACGATGACCGCGCAGCAGGACTGACCGAGGCCGACATGGTGAAATCCTTCGTCCTGTTCACCGGCTCCGCCGCAGGCAACAGAAAACTTGTGGCCGCAACCAGGGGACAATCCGTGGCGAACCTTCACAACGTAGGCGCCGCTCAGCGTGCCGTCCTTGCTGAGGCTTATTTCGGGCCGACCGACGATGAGTCCGTTGGCGTCGCGGACGCAGATTTTCGGGCCATGGAGACCAACCCGAGAAATAGCGATGAGAACATGTACGCCACCATGGACGTATCCGGCGGTAAACTCAAGAGCGATGATAACCTCATGCTCATCTTCCAGGGCAACTGCTGGGTAGGCGTTGAGGCATTCCGTGGGGCCCCGAAGCAACTGCTCGACTGGATTGACCAAAAATTGGACCACTGGGGCGTGCCGAGACAGAACTTTGCGTTTGATGCCACGGGCATCGGATACTACCTCACCGCATTCAAGGAGGGCATTCCAATCACTCCGAACAAAACACCGATGCAGGAATACGATGAGCAGGGAAACCCTGTCACCATCGAACAATACTTCAACCTGCGCTCGCAACTCCTTGCGAAAACCGAGGTCCTGTTCAAGACAGGATTCTTCTGCACGACCCTGGACCTCAATATGCAGATCCCCTATGGAAAGAAGGGCGGCAAGCGCCGCATCATAGATATTCTCTACAACGAGAAAAACGTGTTCATCAAGGGCCAGAAAAACAAGAAGATTCTCTACCGGAGCAAGGACGAATACATCGCCAGGTTCCACGAATCCCCCGGCCTCATGGACCCGTTCACTTATCGCGCAGTCTTTGAACTTGACGCGAGGCCGAAGAAGCAGCCGGAAAAGGAAATTGACGATTCGGCGTACTCAGGACTATTTCAAGATTATGGCGGAGGACGCTCCGTCGTTTGGATTTAATTTACATAGGCTATGCGAATTTCTGATTACATTAACGACTCGAAAAAGCGGTTGTGGACTCGCCGCCTTGTCGGGGCACCCGTCTTGGAGCAGAATCAGAAAGGAAGGAACAAGCGCCGCACAGTGGTACCGCCAGCCGGTACATTTATCACTCTGCGGCAGGAGGACTTCCTTAATGAGATCACTCCAAGCGCTCACGACATAAACTCCAAGTACATGTCCAAGCGCCCTATCTTCAAGGACACCGGCATCAAGGATTCCAAGGGAAGGACCAAATGGGAACTCGTCGGATATGATGACGTCGAGACGGTGGCCCTCGGCATCCAGGAGTGCATCATCGGAAAGAAGATCTCCCACTTCGCCGGTGACGGATTCTGGATTGCCAATGAGACCGAGGATAAGGAGGCTTTTGACAAGGTAATATCCTGGCTTGACATGTCCGGTATCAACAAGGCCGCTTGGATCCAACTCGTCCGCTCGGTATTCCGCACAGGAGACGGCGCCATCTATGTGTACCGTGACGAGAACGGCATTGATTACCAGGTATTCGGATACGAGGAGGGTTCCGTACTCTACCCGAAGACCGACATCAACGGAAAAACCATCGTGGCCAGGAAGTACACGTTCGACAACCACGCAGCCGTTGACATCTTCACGCCGGACGGCATGGAAACGTGGATGGTCCTCGACGATGATGACGATTCCATCATCCCGAAGGAAGGCCGCACCAAAAGCGAGGATGATTACGTCCTCGTGAAGAAGGTAGCCAACCAGGCCGGGCGGCGCGTTCAGTGCATCTATTTCCGCGTTGACGATATTCCTACCGGCCCGGCCCAACTCTCCATCGAGGCCCTGGAGGATGCCTGTTCCTACATGTCCGAGGAAATGAAGAACACCGCCTTCCCGATCCTGTTCCTCAAGACCGAGAAACTGGTAAGCCTGCCGCCTTCCGAAATGAACGGCAAGACCATCGGAGTGAAGGGCAGCGCAGACGCACTCGCCCACAGCGATGCAAAGTTCCTGGACCCGCCGGATGCCAGCAACGTTGCGACCATCCACCTGGAAAACCTCTGGAACAACATCGTCCGTACCTGCATGTCTGTATTCGTGGAGCCGGACGTGCTCAAGCAGGGCGCAGACTCCAGCACGACCATCAAGATTATGTTCGCTCCGGAGATTCAGTGGTGCCAGAACGTATGGCCCCAGTTCTTTAAGGGCGTCCGCGACCTTATCAATGTCATCATAGCATTGGTGGGCGTTGAGGAAGGAAATCCAGACCGTTACGCGAAACTCCGCGTTTCCGTCGGGCCGAACATCTGGATGCCGCAGAATGTAGCCGAGCAGGTCAAGAATGAATGCGACCAGGTGTACGCCCGCATCAAATCCCGCGAGGCCGCTATGGAAGACCTCGGCTCCCAGCATGTCGGCGACTACGGCAAGATCAAGGAAGAGTGGGAATATGAACTGCAAATCAAGTCCGAGATTCCCGCAAAGGTCAAGGCCAAGTACGGTGTCGATTCAACCTCGGCAGGGGAGGAGACCAATCCGAGCAAACCGGGGGTCAGCAACGGCAGCGCTGGACGGACAATCCAGGAGTAAAGAAAAAGGGGCGCTTCACAGCGGCCCTTTTTCATACCTAATTCTATAACCATTTTAGAAAATCCGATACAAATATAAGCAAAAAGCGTGCCATTCCAAAAAGAAATGACACGCAAGCAATGTCTTAGAACGTTTAGAACGGATCGCCGTCAGTGGATGCAGCACCGTTGTTGCCCGGTGCCGGAGCGGGAGCAGGTGCAGGAGCGGAAGCGCCCTCAATCTTCCAGTCGAAGCAGTTCACGTTGTGATACCACTTTCCGTTGTATTCACGGCTCGTCACATCGTAGTAGAAGGTACCCTTCTGACCAGCGCGGAGTTTCGAGAATTCCTCGGCACGGTTGTTGCGGCACTCAAGGCACAAAGTGCTGTTATAGCGCCCAGACTCATACTCGATTACAACTTTTGCAGAGAGCCATTCTCCACGCTGACTCGTTCCCCGTTCAAGCGGGAGGACTTGGGTAATTCGCCCTGTTACTTCATTTTTCATCTTCGGTTTTTATTTGAATGTCTAACATTTCTTCTTTATCAAAATGTATGCCATGCTGCTCGCATTCATGGTGATATTTGCAGAATTTGCACATATCCTCCGTATTTTCCTCGCAGAATTGACGGTATGCACACTGTCCGCAGGAGACGGGAAGATACCGGCGAGGCTCCTCCGGCGCCTTTTCGTCAATGTCCAGTAGTCCGATTTTATCGGCCAACTTCATGACCATCTCAGGGTCCTTTGCCTGGTCGATGTTCTGGATAAGGGACATGGAGAATTCGGTGAGTTTTTCCTTGGACTTCGCCTTCCTCTCCTCCAGGGATAACTCTGGGGCAAACGGCTTCAAGTCCTTGGCTGGGTTCAGGAAATTCTCCAGCGTGGTCTGGTAGGCCACCAGGTATTCCTTTACCTCCTTCCTGGCGAAGAACTGACGGACATACTCGTCAATAGCAGCCTGCGCTCTGGAGTTGAGCATGTCTGGACGGGCGAAGGCGATGAAAGCATCCCTGCGCGTACAGCCAGAAATAACGTGCCAGGTTAAGCACGTCTGTTCTTCTTGGGTGAGGCCGGTTGCAGCATAGTTCTCCGGCCTTAACGGTATCATTCCTTTAGCCATAGTGCGACAAAGATACTACTTTTTACTGAGATAATCCCTTAACACCCTGCGAAATTCCTCTTCGGACCGCACAACAACATACATGTACCCCTGTGCTTTAACAGCAGCCTCCCAAGCCTTTTGGTATGGTGACTGATAGCCGGTATCCGTCTTCAATTCGATACAGAGACCGTGATATCCACCGCGAGGAATGAGCAGGATGAGGTCGGAAACGCCCCTGACGATGCCTTCCGCACGACGCCTGGCACCCAGGTAGCCGCTTCCGCCATCGTCCATCTCGTTTGCGACATGAAACAGGAGGTTCCTGGTCTCGGGAAAATCATTCCAAGCCGCCTTGACGCAAGCGGCCTGGATTATCATTTCTGGCGCCTGCCGGTGCCTCTTATTGTACGGATTCGGCGGTGTCGGTGTCGTTGCCATTACCTTATGATTTTGTACATAAGAATCATGTCATCCTGCTCGCGAATCCTCGTGAAGCCATGCTTTTCATAGAACGATACAACGAAAGGCTCCATGACCGAGTTGAGGTCTATCCGGAAAATTCCACGACTTTTACACTCGTCCTCACAACGCTCCAAAAGCCTCGTGGCGATGCCGTTCCTTCTGTACTGTGGAATCACGCTGAGTCCAGAAATATACGCAACTCCAGGATTCGATTTTTCAAACGATACTGATACACAGCCATGTCCGCCATCGGCTATGAAATCAAGACTTTGGCCCCATGGCCATGTGTTTTCATGAACTACCATATTACAATAATTTTGGATCTGAATCTTCGGTGATTTTCACCTTGCTTAATATATTCTTGCTGAAAAAGTAGTAGTATTTGGGATTCAATCCCAGGACCTTTGCGGCCCTCTGGAATGCGGCCTTCTTCTCCTTGCTGTTCAGTATGCAGACCTGCACAAGAATCCAGTTCGTATTCTTCCCCTGCAACTTCATCTGGGCCACATACTCTTCCACGGTCTGCTTTCGATCGTAATTCCTCTTGTCAACAATCTCCTGCAACTCGGCCCGGAAAGTCTCCTGCTTCGTGGGGAAGTGGTAGCCGCAGAATGGACAGTCCGAATACTGAACCGCAATCATCTTCTGGCACTGCGGGCATATCTTCGTGGGCGCCACTCCGCCACCGGCCCCTGGCTTATGCCACACGCCCCACTCCCTGTCATCCTCGTATCGGCCAAGGCGATCGAAATTCAAGCCGAAGTCCATGCAGATAAACTCACCGTTCTTCCCAGGAGCAGGACGGCTGGCACGACCAAGGCACTGGAGGTACTTGACGAGGGAGGTAGTGGAAAACATGAGCATCACGACTTTGATATCCGGTATGTCCAGGCCGGTAGTAAACAGGCCAAAGTTGACCAGGACCGGAAAATCGCCACGCGCAAACCCATCTATGACGTCATTACGCTCGCCGCTGTACTCCTCATCCTCATCAAAGTCTCCCGACAAGCAATACCTGGCATCAATCCCGGCCTCACAGAATGCCTTTGTCACCTGGATAGTCTGCTCGGAGGAACAGCAGAACACCAGACACTTCTCGCCCGGACAGATGCGCTGGTAGTTTTCCACGGCGCCGACATACCTGGCCTGTGATTTGAACTTGTCGGCCATCTGGCTCAGATTGTAGTCGCCACGGCCAGCGGACCACTCGACATCATCCATCTTCGGAGCGTCAAGCGAGAAAAGACGGCACTTGCAGAGGAAGCCAAGGTCTATCAGATCTTGCACCGTCGGGCCGGTAACGATGGCCTCATAGTCCAGGCCGAGTTGACGCTGGCTCCCGTATCTGGCCGGTGAGGCAGACAAGCCGATTACGTATGTTTCTGACAACACGATGTCAAAAACAAAGTCAAACTCAGCCCTGTGGCACTCATCCAGAATGATCATCTTGAAACCACGGAACCACCGCAGCCAGTCATCCTTCTTCACGCGCTGCCGGGCCGTCTGAGCCATCATGCACACGCAAGGCGCACCGGGGGCCTTCTTTGTCTTGGACAACACAACAGCCGTTTCGGCACCCCATCTTCCGCAGTGGGCGGCATCCTGTTTTATGATTTCCTCGCTGTGGGTAAGGATAAGGATGCGATTCCCCTTGCTCAGTGCCATAGACGCTACGGCACCAATCACGACACCCTTTCCACCTCCGGTAGGCAACTGAAAGATTACATGCCGGTAACTCCTGAGAGCAACCCGCAGTTCGTCAACACTTTCCTTCTGATAGTCTCGTAATTCCATTATTCCTCAACAAGTTTCACCCAATGCCAATAGTAATCCACCTTCCCTAAACGTGATATCCACATTGATTTAATGTTCACGAACGGCAGGCCGAACATCCGTTGACAAAAATCGTCAAAGTTACCATCGTATTCCCCATCTCGGTTGTTGGTTGTTCTTATGAATTTCGGAATGCAGTTCTTATCGTCCAAGGTCGTAAACCGAACGTTCTCGTTGCCAGACCGCTTCCAGAACCTATCCTCCAGAGCATTGGACGGGAAGAAGATGTCCGGAGCGAACTTCGCCTGGATCCTGTAATACGTCGGTGGCACCACGACGGGCGCCTGCTTTACTGATGATTTCCTGCTTGGCATTGCTTAATCAGATTTTCGAGGCCACGGCCATCCTTGATACCCTTGCCAAAGAACCAGCCCGTAAACGGATAGTACGTTACATTGTGACACCGCACCCTTACAATCAGCGCCATGTCGCTTTCCTTCACAAGAGGAATCCCGGCCTGCGCAAACCGCTTCTTTGCCCAATCAAGACGCCCGGGCAACACATCGGCCCGGCGTCTCTTCCATTCTTCACTTCTTTTTGCCATACACAACCATTATACACTTATCTGGAACCAAAATATCCTTACCATGGCCTTCAATCCTCGCGTATCTCAGCCATTGGTTGAAGGCAACCTTAAATTTCACTCCGTACCTAATCCGGCACAATACGTCACACATCCTTTCGCCCTCCACCACGGTCACTGAGTCAATCAGTACCTCCGGCCCGTCAGAGAACTGCATCACGTCACCGTTCTTCGCCTCCAGGAAAACCCTCGTCTTCTCATAGAAGGCACCGTATGGCAGCAGGATATAATCAAGCCACGGATCGCCGGGGAAATCGTGCTGGGGCTTAAAGGTCTTTTTTGGCGAACTCCTTAATTCGTAGCCTTTTCCTCGTGTCATACTTCCTCGTTAAATCGTGAATAGCCTGGCAGAAGGCGTCCATGGCGTTCGGATTCATAACCCTGTCTTCGCCCTCGGAGAGCGGACTTCTGCGGAAGTTGTAACAGAACTCCTGCATGTACGATATGGTGTCATCCGTGGTTATCTTCCGAAGATGTCGCTCCACCGGCTTCCAATGGATGCGGTTTTCGCCCTTGAAAATCTCCATCTTGACGGGATTCGGGTACTCAAGCCATTCCTCTATGCCCATAAGGTAGAACTGCATACAATAAGGCAGGAAATACCAAAGGTACGTCTTGTTTACGATGCGATAGATGAAGTCGGACGAGAACTTCATGTAGTGATGCTTCCGTGCCCACCTGTACAGTGTAAACCGCCACATCTCCCAGTCGTAATCGTCCGGCTCTCCAAGGACGCCGAAGTCCCATTTTTCACGATGCTGTTTCAGAAACTCCTGTGCGCCGTAATCGTCTGCGAATACGCAGGCATCAATAACGCCCTGCTTGAAGCATACGTCAAAAAAGCGCACCACAGTAGGCGCGGAAGTTCTGTTCAGCAACTGTCTCATATCACATCATATCCTTTGTCATGCGCCCAAGATAGGACACGGAAATAATCGCCAAGCGAACATCCGGGCATCCGGATGGCGCGATACACGCCATCACGGATTTCACGGAGTTTAACAGCCCTCACGTCATTGACACGGATGTAATTCGCATCAAGATCGAGCAGTTCTTCTGCTGTCCAAGGGGTACTCATTTCTTCTTCGGTTTTTCGGGCTTCTCGACGATGGTCTGCTTCAACTCACCGTCAATAACAGACCACTCGCCAACCTTGAACTCGGAAGGATTGATCTTGGCGTCAATCATCGCGTCAAACAGACGGATGCGCTCCTTCATAGCCTTAATGGACTCCACGTAGTCCTTCCTGGCGAACTTGAATACGGTGCCACGCCAAGGCTCGTTTGGATCATCATTGTCCTCGATGATATCATCGTTCTGATAGATGTACTTCACGAGCCAAATTTCCTCAACAGAGGGACGGGAAATGAACTGGCCGAGTATCTGGGGGCCATGGTCATCCCATACTGCCTCCTTCTTCTCAAAATAGGACGTATAGTCATCATCAAAGAACTCGGTGGCAGTGTTTCCCACCAGGCACTTGAACTCAACCACAATTCGCTCGTCCGGAGTATAAGAATCCGGTGATGCGCCCATGGGGCAGTCCGGAGCAACCCAGAAAGGAATCTCTTCGAGGTCCTTGGAGTAAATCAGGCCGGGAAGTCCGAGGTTTGCAACGGCCCACTGATAGATATACGGCTCCTGCTCGTTGCCGATGTCCATGGTCTTCGCCGAAACCGGCAGAGTGTAGCCATGCTTGCGCTCGAAGCGCTTGGAGCGGATGTAAGACAGGCACCCGTCAATAATCTTTCCACTTTTGCTCGTGATTGAGCCAAGTTCGGAAGCGGTAATCATTCCGCACCGCTTCTGCTTCCATTCAAATTCCTTATCCATAGGTTATACAGGTAAATCGTCCTCTTTCTTTTCCTCGGCAGGCGCCTGGGGTTCGGGAGTCATAGCATCCTGCACGGCATCCTTTACGGTCTCGTTGGCGAAATCGAACTTCTCTGCCACCTGTTCAAAGGTAAGGCCCTTCTCCTTGGCCCACTTCACGGTCTTCTCAATAACCTCCTCGGTGATAACCTTCTTGGCCGCAGGCGCCGGTGCAGCGGGCGCGGGGTCCGGGTCGAACTTCGACACACGGAGACCGACAGTCATTTCACCGTCACTCGGATCGCGGCAAGGCTCGGAATCCAGACGGATAGCCAGGCCGAGGCCGCTCAGCAGATTCAGACGGCCATGGCACGGAGTGCCGTCCGCCACGGGAGTATCCCAGAAGCGCTTTGCAAGTCTCTTACGGTTCGTGGCATTGAGCAGCATGGGTTTGTCGATACCCTGGAGTTTGCACGTCCAGCGCTCACGTTCGTTCTTTCCCTGTACCTTCAAGTTCTCATGGAAAGCAATCTCTTCGATAATCGCCCTGGGGATTTCCATTGCGTCCCCAAGGATCTCAACACCGGCGAAGTCTGACTTCGAGCCGCGCTTGTAATATATGCCAGTTTCCATTTGATTATTTATTAAACAAACTTCCATTTATATCCACAACACGATTTATATTTCCCGTTACAACAATAACTAATACCAGATGATGATATTCCAGAGCGCCGTGCCGCATCACTAATACTTTCATATACAGCAATAATAATGCCATTCATGTTGCACATCGCCACTTTTTTAGGAGAATTTATGCTCACCCTCAAAATCCTTGTTTCATTCATCCTACCAACAACAGACCTATATTTCATATTATAACTTTGAGAAGCCCACTCAAGGTTCTCAACCCTGTTATCTGTCTTGTCTTCATTGATATGATTTGTAACATTTTTTGTTATTGGATCATCATTCTCAATAAATGCCTCTGCAACAATACGATGAACTCCTATATGTTCTTCTTTACCATTTTTGCTTAGGCTCACCATGATGTATCCAGATGGATTTGGCTTTAATTTCAATAATTTTTCTGGAATAATTTTATTATTCCCTCTTTTATTCACTACAACCCTCTTCAAACTTTTAACATTACCAAGACTGCTTACCTGATAAAAGCCTTCATATCCGTGGACATCTTTCCAAACTTCCTCAGACATAACCTTAAAAAAGTGCCCAGACTTTCAGTGAATGGGTCGAGCATCCGCCTACTTATCCGGGCCTTTATATTTCTACATTGCTATCTCGACCATAGCAATACAAAGATACACAATTATTCTGATTCTTGCAAATTCTGTGCCTTAACGGCCTTCTTGAAACTGCCATTTATTTCTCGCTCCATCTTCCTGCGCTCCTTCGGCGTCGCGTCAACGTATTCCTGGACGGCCTTTACTTCCTCAAGAGCCTCCCGCTCCTCGTCCGGCGAAGCCGGATTCGACTTAACGAGTCGGGCCTGGTACTTCTTGATGGCCTTCTGGACGTCGTTCACGAGGCCCTGATCACGGGTGAGGGTGAAGACCTGCATGTACAACGTTTCGGCGAAGCCGAAAACGTTTTTTTCGTTTCCCTGCTGCACTCCAGCAAGCAGGTACGCGTAGGGGTGCTCATCGGCCATCACGCGCATCTTCCAGTTGCCGGATTTCGTGGAAATGTCCAGCCAGAACTTACGGAAGGTGTACTTGAAGCCGACGTTTTCTCCCATCCAAACAACCGGGTTTGCGAAATGGAAGAACCAGAACATTTGAATTTTTGACCAAATCTTTTTCATATTACTTGTGGTTTGATTGTTTCCAGACTATCATGTCCCCAATATCCGAATGGTCGGGTATCTGCTCAATCGGCAAACCCCACTTCTCCCACCATGGCCATACTTCTCCCCTCTGCGCCCACTTATCCCTGGCATCCATATCCGGCAACAACAGCACGCCATCCTTCACGTCACGGATATTCGACTTGCCGCCTGTGGCAAGGAACCGGCGCCCATAGTACAACCGGCCCAGCAGCGCCGTTTTCTCGGACTCGCAGACAAAGGCCCTCTTTCCGTCATCTGGAATGCAGTCGCCGAATAAGCAGTGTTCGGAGTATCCGTCACGGACCCTGTACTGCCGTCCTGGGAAGAATGTCTTGTCACGGTGCCCATCATCCTTGTAGAAGATGCGTTTGTCAAAAAGGACCTTGTTCTGCTGATTGACGTACCAATATACCACGTTCCCGTGGGAATCGGTGGTCACATTGTACTCCTTCCATACCTCGCGCACCTTCTCCTCAGGAAACAAGGTACACATCCAGTTGAAGAGGGAACATTTCCTCAAGTCGTAGTTCGCGGCCCCATCAACAGCCTCCCTCGGCACATACTTCACGGCCACCTCATCCTTCTGCCGGACCTCGCGGTTGTAGGTAATGGACTGCTTCTGGCCGTTGATCATGCTGATGGCCTCCTTGTAATCGGCGGCACCGCCGTAGTTGATGAGCCATGTCTGGAGGCTCATGGACGGACCGCCCTCCTCGGAAAGCCAGACAGTGCCCTGGCTGATGAAGATTTTGAGTTTGTCCTTGCGCCACTGATGCCTGTCACCGTTGAGGTAGTAACCGCCCTCCAATTTACGCCCGTGCTGAGTCAGTTCCATCCCAAGCAACTTGGGACAGTTCTTCAAGGCCACAACCGGGTCGTACTCAAATCGAAAATGTTCCTTACTCATGATTAAAAGGGAAGATCTGGTTCGTTATCTGCTTTCGGCAGATCATCCTGCTCAGCAGGCTCCTTCTCGGTAGATAAATTCTGCTCCATGTAATACCAGAGGCCATCGGAGCGGCGATGGCTCGCCACGCCCATTTTCTTGAACAGGTCAATGAGGCTCTTCTGGTTCTTCGGCGTCTCGTTCCAGTCGTTGCAGTACCGGACATACTCCTGTACCCACTCTCTCTTGGACTTCCAGCCGTATCCGGTGGTGGACGGAGGAGTGGCCGCAACGTAGCCCATGGAGTCAATCCAGCGGCGCAGGGAGTTGGCATTATTGCGCATCTCCTCCACGACCTCTTTCACGGACCCTGCGATATCAATCTTACCACCGTTCTCCACGAAACTCTTGTACCCTTCAAGGACCCAGTTGAAGATAGCAGACTTCACCTCCGGCGCCTGGAGTTTCATTTCAAGCATCGGATCCTTGTCTCTATCGTCAATATGGTTCGGGGCCAGGATGATGAGGAAGCGGCGGAAGTAACCTTCGGTATCGTCGGTGGTCGGAGGAATGGCGTTGGCGCAGCAAAGCATCAGTGGAATCTTATCGACCTTTGTCGGCCTCTTAGAATAAGGATGACGCCCGGTAAAGGCGCCGCCAGATACGAACTGCTTGAAATCTCCTCCTGAAAAGTCTTTGTTTGAGACCTCATCGCAGTAATTGACTATTTTTCCGTTGACATCTGCCAGGTGGTATTCCATCTGGCTGCTCTTGAATAATTGCTCCGGTGAGTATGAACTGGCCACATTGTGACCAAGCATGTTCACCACGGCCTTGCAGATGATACTCTTACCGTTCTGGCCTTCACCAACCACAAAGGTAATATACTCAATCTTGTACTCGTTGCGGTTCGCAAGGAAGCACCCGCAATACTGATGGAAGGTCTCGCGCATGTTCTCGTCCGGGACTGTCATTCCGAGGACCTTATCCCAGAGGGCCGAGCGCACTCCTGCCAGGTAATCGAAATCCAGGATGATGTCGGTCTTGTATTTGACGTCAAACGGATTGAGTTTCATTGTCTTGAGGTCAAAAACGCCATTCTTGAAGCATACGAACTGGCGATTCGGGACGAAGCGGCACCTCTCGTCGCCTTTCAGGCGGTTGAGGCAGTAATCCCGCACAATCTTCGCACTGCCGGTCTGGTACACAATACCCACGTTCTTCTTCTCCATCACCTCGATGATCATTTCCAACAGCGTCTCCTCCAGCATCAACTCGAAGTACATGCCGTTGAAGACATACAGCATCCCTTCCTCATCCACCTTGAAGTAATCGCATCCCTCGTCACCGTCAACGCCGCAAACGTACCGGCGGAAGGACTTGCACAGCCCGGCCTCGGTGCGCTTGTTGACTCTCTCATCGCTGAGGCCAGCATCCTCGATGGATGGGCCTACCGTTTCGACAAGATAGTCAATTATATGCTGATACTTCATTTGCGGTTTTTAACAAAAACCCCACATCCAGAGAGCACCCGTTTCCGGGCGTTGGCACGTCTCTCTTTCAGTGGGGTAAAGTTCTTCGCTCAGCGTGCCAAAACTGAGGTTGCGGATTGCAAAGGTAGTCATTTTTTCTGACTGTGCAAACCTTGTGCCCTCGGGGAGAATCGAACTCCCACTCCATTACGGAAACGGATCCTTAGTCCGTTGCGTCTGCCAATTCCGCCACAAGGGCTTTAGTAGCGGGGGCAGGACTCGAACCTGCGACTGTCCTGGTTATGAGCCAGGCGTGCTACCAACTGCTCTACCCCGCGATGTGTCTCCGTCTCTCCAGAGTGTCACCGATGCCCGTAATTGCGGCTATGAACAATTACTCCTGGTCCGCTTTCATCCGGGGCCGGTGGGTGATTGTAGGTTTCAACAGACCTTGAGGGACCCACATGGCTCCATATTATTGGCCTAATTGACAAGGTGTTGACGGTTGCAACCTCCGTTTTCTACCAGGAAACCTCGAAGTCCCGGCGAGAATCGAACTCGCGACCGGCATCTTTCCGACACCCCCTCTCCCACTGAGGTACGGGACTTTCCAACACAAAAACTTACAAAATTACCGCATCACTGCGAACTTGCTCCCGGTAGAGGAATCGAACCCCTATTGCTATGTGCGAATCGCTAAGCGTCCTAACCGTTAGACGAACCGGGATTGGGCTTCCCAGGGCCTCTTTACATGGACGCGAACAGCGCCTTGTAGTGCTCTACGCACGCCTCTTCACTCGGGAACAGGGTGTTCTCGGGCGTGTTGATGCCGTTCTTGAGGGTGTAGATGGCAATCTGCTCATCGCACACATCGACGCCTTCCTGATTGGCGTGGATCTGGGTGGCAATAATCTTGATGCCCTGCACGGTACTGGTCTCAACCTTCTGAGAGGCATCGTTGAAATACGACACTTTGTCGCAAACGTTGTACTTGGTCTCCATATTTGTTAAAAATTTACAGAATGTCTTTCAAAAAGCGTGCCAAACTTTATTTTCCGGTAGAGCCGTAGCCGTTGGCACCCCTGTCGGTCTCGCTCAGTTCATCCGCCTCCTGGAACTCAATTTCCGGATAGGGGACGATAATCATCTGGGCAACACGCTCACCAATACGGTACACATGATACTTTTCATGCGCCATAGGGGAAATCATCTTGCACTTCACCGAAACTTCGCCACGATAGTTGGAATCCACCACCCCGACGCCGTTCGCTATCATCTGGTCCTTCTTTGTAATGCTGCTTCTCGGGAAGATGAGGCCGACATACCCTTCCGGGATCTCGAAAGCAAGGCCGGTGTAATACACGGCGTTTCCGTCTTCGTCCGTCTTGAAGTCAGTAGCCGCCACCAAATCGAAACCGGCATCGCTCGGGTGAGCCTTAACCGGAATAACGGCGTTATCGCGCAGTTTTTTAATCTTGACTATCATTCAGTTACGTATTTTTCAAAGTTAATATCCTTCCTGCCGTTCGGGACGTCGCCAGTCTTCCGGCTCAAAGCCTGACGCAGTGAAAAGAGCCTATTCATGGTCTTTTCTATCTCCTTCTGCAACTGAGCCGGGTTCATCTGGTGCGGCTCCTCCGGCTTTCCGCCCTTCGCAGGGTCCTGTCCCTTCAAAATCCGTACAACTCCGGCCAGAACCAATTCCTTCTGCAACTCCTCCTCCGTCCAGCGCCAACCGCCACGCTGCTTCTCATGAAGCATACGATTCAGCGTATCCTCGTCCCTGCCGAGTGACCGTAGTATTTCGTCAGCGCTCCTTTGTGCCAATTCTTCTGCATTCATATCTTTGCCGTTACTTGATAGATGCCTTCTCCCAGGGAGACAACTTTCACCTTCGCCTGAGGGAGATCAATGTTCTCCTTCCAGACCTCCTTCCACATCTTCTCTTTCAGTTCCTCAACGGCCTGCTTCTTGACGGAAGAAAGTTCCTCCTCTCCACACGCTATTTTACTCACCTGCATCATTGGTCGCAAATATACTAATAATTTTTCATTTTCCACTTCGTCAACCTCGGAAACCCACGGATCAGGCGCACCCGCTCATCCCATGCCCGGTCCCTACATGCCTTCACCCGCTTCTCCT